CGTCGATTTCCGCGGTAGATACCATGAAATTCCCGCGGTTACGCGGCCCGCGGAATTTCTGCTTTATGGCGCGCTCTACGCGTTCCAATTCATCGCCCGACGCGTTCCCCTTGATAGTCAACAGGTAATCGGGGCGCCCGTTGTTTTGGAACATGGCCAAATCCATCGAATGTAGCGCGGCGTTCGCATTCGCGGCGCCCCACGCGGCTTCGAGTTTCCCCATGCCGTAGAACAGGTCGCGCGGGTTCGGCCGTCGGAAATGGATAACCTCATCCGCGGGGAAGGTCTGTTTTGATTCGCTACCCTTGCCGTAGCGATAGCCGCTAATGAATTCGACAGGGTCGGGGATTACTTCCGTCCATTGTGGGGGCATCGGCCATAGTTCCGTCGGCGTGCCGAACGCGTCGGTAATGACGTGTTGATAAGCGTTACCCGTCAATTCTTGCCACACGACACGCAACACCGTAGCGTCGTATCCGTTGAACCACGGGTTGGCCGTAGACAACAGGCGCAACAATGGGTGGTCGTCCGTAACCTCTTCGAAATCGTCGCCTAGTTCCGCGGCTTTCCGCATCACAACCGCCGACGGTTGGTGCGCGGTGTCGCCGCGCAAGCGCGCGACAGACTTACGCGACGCCGCGCGCGTGTTCCACAATTGGCGCGTGGCGTTGTCGCCGCGCACGTATAGCCGTAGTGGAGTAGACGCAACCGCGTTTGCGTTGATTGACGCCGCCGCGTAAATCCACGAATTGTAGTAGGCCACCGCGGCTTTGTGGTCGAACGGCGCCGCGCGCCCTTCGCCCGTTCGCATTTCAAAACTTCGGGTGGATGCGCTAATCCACGCGCGTGGGTCGGCGGCTTTCACGATGGCGCGTAGTAAGTTCATAGGTCAAATTACCTTGAATAGAAACGGCTTATGTCGCCGCCGTGCGGCGAGCGCAAGCGCAAGCGCGCACACGCCGTCGTCGTGCCCCGATTGGGCCTCATACGTAACCCTACCCGCGTTATATCGGAAACCGAAGGAATCCAATTCGGCGCGCAACCAACCGTCGGGGTAGCGAACCTCGCGAGATTGAATCGCGGCGGATAGCCCCTCCATTATCTGTTGCTTGCTTGCGTTCGTGAATTTGAACCCTTCCGCGTTGCGGCACGCGCGGCATATGTCTTCCGTGATTGGGTCGCCTACCCCTGTTGAGTCGATATACGCCGTCGTACTCCCAACGATGCGCGCGACGCGTTCGCGTGTCGCGCCCCAATCGGATTGCCAACGCTCCAACACGCACACGGCGCCCGACGAATCGACGCCACAACAGACCGTCCAATCGTGCGATTTCGCTAGGTCAACGCCGAACGCGACAGGCGCGGCCGTCGATAGCGGCGCGACACACGCGCGGATTGCGTCGCCGCCGAAAGGGTTGCTACCGTCGTCGGTTGGTTCGGCTAGGTATAACTCGCGAAAGACATTGTCGGGAAGAATTGCGCGCGCCTCTTCAATTTCGCGCGCGTCCAACACGCCGCCGTCCACGGCATCCCACGCGGTAAGGCGGTGGTAGGCCATATTCGGCGCGCCGCCTTCCGCCATTCGCGCCAATCGGTATACCCAATTCTTGCGGCCCTTGACGTTGCCGATGATTCGTAGCGGCCCGCGCGTCGCGGTGAGTGTCGAACGCACCGCGTTGAACGCGGCTTCGGGGCACCGCGTCGCCTCATCTATGACGGCCGCGCTTACGTCGTCGCCGAAGAGGCTATCGGGGTTGTCTGCGGATTTGAACCATACGCGCGAACCGTTCGCGAGTCGCACGCACAATTCGGAGTCGTTGTCGTCCCACGTGCGTTTCGCGGGGTCGGCCTGTCGTAGCATCGTCTGCAACCGCATATACCCAACGGTTTTCGTAACGTGGAACGTGGGCGCAATCCACCAATAATTCCCGCCGCGCCCGTTCCACGCGGCCGCGAACAACCACAACAGACAACCCGCGGTTTTCCCCGATTTCGTGCTAGCCTCAATTATCACGATACGCGCGGGGTCGCATATCGCGGCGAATTGCCGCGGGTACATAGCGGGCAACGTAGGCGGGCTAACAATCACGAACCCGCGCCACCCGCGCGAAGCGTGATAGGCGCCAATTCCACGCGCTCCGTAGCGCCGCCACCGTCTAGCCGTTCGCAACGGTCGGCCGCTACCAACGCGTCAAGGTTGGCGCGTTGCATAGCCAACAGGGTTTCCACGGCGCGCAACCTGTCGCGTTCGCTAGCGGCATTGGTTGCCATTTCGGTAACTAGGTCGGGCAACGTCGCCAACACGTGCGGCGGGATTTTCCAACCTTCGCGTAGCGCGCGGCGAACAATCACCAACCCCGCGCGATGCCCGACGGCGTCTATAGCGGCATCGGTCGTTGGCGTTTCTGCGGGGGTGAGTTTTCGCGCGCGTGTCATAGCGTAGGCGCGGTAAACCGCGGGGTTCCCTTCGGGTCGTATGTCCAACCAATGTCGCACGATTCGTCGACAGACAACGCAACCACGGTAGCGCCGTCGGGTGGTGTCCATTCGGCGACGCCGTCCCAAAGTATGACGTTCTCTACAACGCTTGCAACGACGATAGCGTGTCGGTCGTTCATTGTTCCACCACCAAAACATAGCCCGCGCCACCCGCGCCACCGTCGCCCGCGCGCGCGTTGAAGCAAGCGCCGCCACCACCGCCACCGCTACCGCGGCCACCCGCGCCGCCGTTGCCCGCCACCGCGGCATTGTTGCCACCGCCACCGCCGCCGCCCGTGCCGATGCCACGCCAAAGCCCCGACACGCTACCCGCCGTGCCCGCGACGCCCGCGCCGCCGCCCGCGGCGCCACCACCGCGCGTCGTGGTTTGCGAATTGACGCTACCGCCCGCGCTACCCGCCAACCCTGTTAGCCCTGCAAGGTCGAACGGCCCGCCGCCGCCACCACCCGCGCCCGAAAACCAACCGCGAACGCCGCCCGTAGACACCGACGCGACGTTGGACGCGCCGCCCGCGCCGTACGCGACGCCAAACGCCGCTACGGCCGTGCCGCCCGCCGCGTTTGCGTTGCTACCCGCGACACCACCACCGCCACCCGCGACAGATAGCGCATCGAACGACGTAGTACCACCACCGCCGCCGTTGCCCGCGGTCGTGCCACCCGCGCCCGACGTGCCGCCCGCGGCGATTGTGACGGTAACGGACGTCGCCACGTCGGACGCTAGCAACACGACGACACCGCCGCCGCCGCCCGCGCCGCCACCACCCCCGCTACGGTCGGCCGCGGTCGTGTTGACGCGTGCGCCACCGCCACCGCCACCACCGCCGCCGACTAGGTAGACGGTTATGGTTTCGGCGCCCGCCGACTTATAGAACGTGCCCGACCCCGTAAACTCCGTAACCGTCGCGCCGTAAACCAACCCGTCGCTACCGACGCCGATACCCGCGCCCGTGGCTAGCGGTAACGTGTTCGGGTCGATTGTGGTTAGGTAGCGTGGGTTCATTCGTTCCGCCTTGCACGGTCGTAGCCGTATTGAATTTCGAACGCGCGAAGCGCGGCAATATGCACGCGCCTATCCCGCGACGCGGGTAGACGAATGCCCGCCAATCGGCCCGAATCAATCCACCGCGAAACTTGCGTGGCCGACACCCCTAGCCGCGCGGCTACCTGTCCCGTGGTAAACCAATCGCGCGCGGGTGGTAGTGGTTCGTTCCCGCGGGGCGGTAGGTTACTCCGCGCGCGCATCGTCGGCATCCTCCACGAACGACGGCGGCACGGCGTACCAACCTTCGGGAATCGTTACGCGGTTTGCCGATAGCGTCCATTCGCCGTCGGCGTAGGTATAGACGCGGCCGCTAATCGTCGGCCCTATCCGAATCGGAGCGGCTTCGGGTACTAGCACCGTTCGCGCGCAACCAATCGCGGACACGGCCACCGCCGCGGCGCAAAAGGCCACGATTCGTAGGCGCGTCGGTCGCGGTGGTTGTTCCAATGTACTTTCCATAGGTGGCTAGGATTGATTGCAGCACGGCCGACGCGAACGCGGCTAGCGCCGCGATCATTTCGCGCCCGCGCGTTCGGACGACACGCGGTTGTCGCGTGCGGCGATAAGACCTAGCCCCGCCATAACCGCGGCCGCGACCGCGCCCCAATCGGGAATCGTTACGGGGTCGTTATCGAACAACGCCGTAACCGCGGTACCGACCGCGACCACGATTGCCGCGACACCCGCTACCGTTGTACGCCACGAACCGCCTTTGATTGCGTCCATTGTTACCGCCTTTCTTCTAGTCGTTCGATTCGCGCGCGAAGCGCGTCCAATTCACGTTGGCTACCCGCGTCGGCCGTCGCGTTCGCTATCTGCGCCTTCGCCAAATCCTGCACGATGCTAGCCAATTCTTCCACGCGGCCGACGGTGTTCGATAGTTGAAAATCGCGCCGCCCGACTTCCGACCCCAACCACCATAGGCCACCGATAAGCGTAAACAATTGCGCTACGTTCACGGTTCTATCCAACGCGGCTAGCGGGTGCGGCTTCATAGTAGCGGGTTTCCGTCGGCGCTTGCGAGGGCGACGCGTAGCGCCGTTAGGTCGGCGAGTCGTAGCATTACCACCCATTCCGTATCTCCATCCTCGCGACAAAGCACGGTCGGCACCGCACCCGCGACCGCGTCGCGTTCGGCTTGCCGTAGGAATTCGATAGCGGAGATGCGCGCGCGGCGCTTGATTTCCAAATGAACGGGCGCCGTAGTGGCCACGTCGGCGTCGCCGTGTCGCCCTGTCCGTTGGGCGGTGCGATGCGCGGGAAGCCCCGTAGCGGCCGTCCACGCGGCCGCGGCTTCGCGCTCCCCGACGGCACCCTTTGTACGCGAATTCGGCATGGCGCTAGTATCGGCGCGCGGCGGCGTTACGTCTACCCGTAACGAAAACGCACGCGCTCGGAACGTCCGAACGCGTGCGCGGGTAAGAAAAGATATCGGTAGTCTAGCGCGATTCGGCGGCGGCGCGCGCGGCGTAATCCTCCGCGCAACGCTTCGCGCGTTCTATCGCGTAGGGGTCGCGCGCGTTTTCGGCGTACGCGTGGACGTGTTGCCCCTTGACAGACACGGCGACTAGCAACGCCGAAGCGCCCGATACGAAATCGAGCCGAACGGGTAGCCCGTGGATGCGCGCGACGATTGCGGATTGCCAACCGTTGCCAACGCTATCCCAAAGGGGCAACGACCACGTAGCGTCGGCGGTGTTCAATTGCCACCCCCGATTTCCGTAGCGGCAAGGTGCGCGCGAAGCCCGCGCACGGTTTCACGTTGAACGGTTTTATACGCGACGTTGACGCGGCGACGGAACGCGTAGCCCGCGTCGTCGAAGCCCGCGCCGCGACTTGTGGCGAAAGCCCAACCCGCGGCGATCATGTCCGCCATAGCGTAATTGTTCGCGGCGATATGCGCGGCGCACGCGGCGCGGCACGCGTTCGTAAGTTCGGTGGTCGTTGCGTTCGTGTCCATTGTGTACCCCTGTCGTTGTCGGCGTCTGCCGCCGCGGCCCGTCGCCGTAGTGGCGACGCGGTGAGTATAGAGCGGCCCGCGCGTGTGTCAAGCCGCATTGGACAGAATCCGACAGAATCGCAAAAAGAATTCGGCCCCTTGCGGGGCCGATGTCCGTAGCGTGGTCGTCGATTAGGCGCGCGCTGTCGCGGCCGCGGCGTCGGCGACGACGCGGCGCCACGCGCGAATCGACAGGCCGACGGTGCGGAACTTGCGGGCGAGTCGTTGCGCGTCGCGTTCGTTGTTGCCCGTCAACCACGGGCGCACGAATTCGATAACGGCGGCGGGCGTGGTGTTTGCGGTGTCGGTCGTGGTTGCGTTCATTGTGTACCCCTATCTTCGCGGTCGGCCCGCGTGGCCTGTCGCGTTCGTCGCGACGGGGTAAGTATAGCGCGCGGCGCGCGCGTGTCAACCCGCATTGGACAGAATCCGAAAGAATTCTACCGCGCGGGCACGACGACGAACCCGCCGCGCTCCACCGCCGCGGATTCCGCGGCCGACAGGTCGGCGAACACGCACGGGCAATCGAACACGACCCGCGTACCGTCGGCGTCGCGGTCGAACACGTCGCCCGTGCCGCGGCAATCGGCGCACGTTGGGCACGGCCGTAGCGTTACGGGGGCTACGTTCACGCCGCACCCCTTTCTACCAATTCCCACGTATTCATCCCTTCAATAACGTGCGCGACCGCGGCGCGGTATGTCGTATCGTATGACAATTCGCCAACATACATTCGTCGGCACAATTCATCGTTGCAAGCCACGTATCGGTTTACGGCGGTCGTGCGGCGTCCGTGTGGCGCCGACACAATCCACGCGTGCATTTGTTCGGGCGTCATTTTTCGCGCTGTTGACATTTGGTACCCCTATCTTCGCGGTCGGCCCGCGTGGCCTGTCGCGTCGTGCGACACGCGGAGTATAGCGCGGCGCCGCACCGTGTCAACCGCCATTGGACAGAATCCGACAGAATCGCAAAAAGACACGCGCCCCCGTTCGGGGGCGCGCGGCGCCGTCGGGCGCGGGGGTTAGTTCCAATCGCGTTCGGCGTCGCGGTGCGCGTCCACCGCCATTTCGTCGGCGCACGCGGGCGCCGTCGCAAACACTTGACGCGACGCCCAAACCGACGTGCGCCACATAGCGCGATTGCGGAGGATGCCCGCCTTGCTGCAATCGCGCGCGGCGGCGCTACCGAAGCCCGCGACGCACACGCCGTCGGCGTTGTAGAGTCGCGTACGGAACTGCGACACGCCGTGGTAGTTACGCTCCAATTTCTCTTCGAAGTAGCCGCCCGCGCGCACAATCTCCGCGGCGCGAAGCGCGCGACCGCGAAGGGTGGCGAATCCCGCGGCGGCGCGCGCGGCGCGCATTTCGGCGGCGGTTGGTTCGGTCGTCGTGGCGGTCGTTTCGGTGGTGAGCATTTGTAACCCCTGTCGTCGGCGTCGGCCGCCGTGGCCTGTCGTGCGAATCACGACACG